CTCAAAGAATTTTTGAATTTTATTAAACTGATTAGATGTAAGATTCTCAAGGAATTCTACAACGTCTTTTTTACTTTGTTCTTTAGTATGAAAAACTTCATCTCCATTGTAGATAATATCAACTGAAGACGATATAATGTTGAACACAGCGTCAACATCATCCATGTTGATATTCTCTAGTTGTTTGATAACATTGATTGAAGGATACTTCATGATAACACCAACATCATCAAACAGTTCAATCTTCTTAGTGTGACCTTCTGGGATCTCTACATTAATCTTTGTTAGGTCAAAGCTAATCTTTACTCTAGCCTTTTCATCATCGCAAACATCGCATGGGAATAGTAAGTCAACATTTTCACCAACAGACTTTGCTCGGATTTGAGTAAACAGATACTCAATATCAAATGTAGCAAGTGTGTCTGGATTTAATTTATCCATTGTGCAGGATTTGATAATGTTCTTTAGCGTATCAATCATTACAGTTTGATCTTCACTATGCTGGGCGATCAACAATGCTTTTTCTTCCTTTACCAAGAATGGTCTGAATTTAACATTCTCTTGAGTTGAAGGGATTGTTACGTTATACGTAGGGGTTGTGTTAAATGGTAAAGCCATGTTATGATTCTCCTTTGTTCATATTTTGTATCATTTTCGCTAACTCACTGGTGCTACCTACAAAGATAGCGTTGTTGGTAACCTTAGATCCCTCTTTATTTTTAGGTGCATCTAATTTGGCTTTCTGTTGATGTAAGTCCATGAGTTGTTGGTTTACATCAGCCATTTGCTTCATCAAATTACCCACAACTTCAAAAGCACGTGGGTGTTCAGATTGTTTGGCAACTTCCAGCGCATGCATTAATGCATTCTGACCAGTCGTTAATAATTCACGAAGGTTGTTACGAGTATCCTCGTAATCATTTTCAATTTTTGTTTCTGCAGACTGGATTATTTCACCAGTTGCAGAATCAATAACTTCACCTTCAGCAGTAGTCTTTGTCACTATTTGTGTATCAAAGACTACTGATAATCTATCATCAATTTTCATATTAATCGTTTCTTGTGTTTCTTGCAGGTGGATCTGACGGATCTAATCCGAATCCTGTTCCGAAACTACTTGGGGTTGGCTTTGGGGCACTGAATGTTGGGGCTGGTGCACTAAAACTGGCTGCTGAACCGAATGTTGTTGCTGGCGCAGGAAAGCTAGATGTTGTAGGGTTGCTTGATGGTACGGAAATTCCACCATTATTTGCTCCATTTAATTTTTCTTGTGTGCGTCCGAATGCTGCGATACCTAGAACTGCACCCATGGCGATATGAAATAAACCAGCACCTTGAAGTGTTAGTGGATTCCATTGAGTGATAGGTGTATGTGTTGCTGTTTGTAGTAAACTCCAAAGAATTGGAAATAATATCATGTCAAACATACATACTAGCATGTACATCCAACCCATCATTGGACGCCATTTACTGTTCATCCAATCTTCTTTTTTCTTTTCGCTTTCGCTTTTAACTTCTTCTGTCATTTTGTTTCCTTAGTAATTAAACGCTATATTACCGTTTGCATCTACGTAGCTATTTACATCAGAAGTTGGTTCTGGTGTTTGAGCACTTCTTGTAATTTCTAATTTCTTAGAAGCTAAAGTTGGTTTAGGTTCTGACTTATTTAATACTTCTGATCGCCAGTATTTATATGCGAAACTAACACTTAACTTCATTACATCTTTCTGATCATATCCCATTTGAACTTGACTAACAGTTTTTGGGTATACTTCATATAAACCAACTATATATTTTGGTTTATTATTTAAGTCTTCAACAAAAATCTTAACTAAATCAGAAGTATAATTACTATAATAATTAAAATTTCTTGTATTAATATTGTGAACACTTAAAATCCACTCATCAAAAATACCTTTAATGATCATGTTCCCATCAACATAAAAACTCAACGTGATTGGATCGTAATTCATCTCATACGGCATTTCTCTAACTTCACCGAATGTTCTAATTGGTGTTGTATTTACATTCAATCCAGGTAGCTGTACAGCTTCACAGAATAGCATCATCTTTCTGTATTGATTAGTATTATAAGATGTTCCTGGGAGAGCCATCTCAACCGTATAACGATTTGATCTTGCTAAACCAGATTCACCGATCTGTGATACAAAATTTGATATTTTCATATACTAGCCTGAGAGTCTTTCCATACATTTTGTTTTGAGGTTTTCGCAAATCGTTCTACTGGTAACATCATGGCTGTCGCCCAGTCGTTGGAATCAATTTTCTTAAACGATGTTTTAACATGTGGCAGTAGATAATGTTTGATACAAGGTTCCGCTAATTTAAACTTAGATACACCTGCGATCAATTCCCATGAATATCTTATTCTAGTAGTAGCATCCATTTTATCATTGTTCTTGAATACCATCAAACGATCTAACAAACGAATACGTAATTGATAAGGAAGATAGTGCATATTTAAACCCATGAACCCACCAGGAACTGCTGCGTATGGAAATACTAAAGGAAACTTATCATAGTACGGTAGGGTTTCCTTTAGTTTTGGATCATATCCAAACATGTAAAGATTCCCAGGAATAACACGTGCTTTCAAATTACCATTATTCTCACGCATTAGTCGTTGTGGTGTGATCCTCTGCTTATCGAGAAGCAGTACTTGTTGGGAGAACCACCCACGAGATTTTGTTAATGCAGTTTTGAGATCGTATTTATTACGCTCAAAAATGTCATTCATGGAAGGGTTTTTAGGTTGAGTAGCCATTTAATTATTTAGGTCATTTAATACCAAGTTCATGCTCGGTGATAATCTTAAATTCCCATCCACGATCTTTTGCATACTCAGTAGCAGCTTTCCACTTAGCTTGATTTTTAATAAAGGTCATTGATTCTGTTAGATAACGCTGAGTCTGACGACCTGGATATACTGGTGGAATAGTTTGAGCAGCTGGTTTTACCTCTACGAGATAGGTTCTAAGCAAACCTTCTTTGTTCTTAATTTGAATCTGAAAGTCCACGAAATAACGATGAATCTTATCATCGGTTGGGCATCGATACGGTACGACTGTTTCTTCGGATTTCCACTTAACGACCGATGGGTTTTTATCACACCATGAGGCGAATTTAGTCTCCCAGGAACTACGCATGATTATACACGTAGGATCACCTGAGTATTTTTCTGGAAATGCAGGTACGAATCGTCTTTTATGGAACATAAATATTGTAAAGAATAAATAACCACTTTTATTTAGACGTAAGTAATGCGCCTAAATAATAATGTAAGCCACCCAAAAATAGAGAACTTATGGCAGAAACAAACGAAAAACCTACCGCACCCCAATTCGAAACTACCAAAGCGCAGAAATTCAATGCTAAAGAATTTGCAATTGGTGGAATGTCGTATCCGAGTGACTTGTTTAGTAACCAACGTGTTTATGGTGGAAACTACGTACTTTTCAATATTAATGTAAGTGATGATTCTAGATTATTAAAATCTGGTTCTGCCACGGCAGTTCAAAATCAGCCAACACGTGATCAGCGTGGCACATTAATTGGTAGTAAAATTACGAGTGGTGAAGGTGTTCTTGCCGCAGCAGAAATTGGTGCTCTTGGTGGTGGGTTGTTGAGTGGAAATTTTGACGGAACTGCTGTTGGTGCATTACTTGGGCTAGGTGCTGGTGCAATTGTAACTGATGCAACTGGTGGTGATTTATCACGACAACAGAAACGAATTACTGCTGGAATCATGCTTCATGTACCAAATCAGTTGAATATAAATTATAGTATGGAATGGTCTAGTGAAGAAACCTTTGCTTTTCAAGCAGCAGCCATGGCCAATAGAGAAATAGGTAAAGCAGTTGAAGGTGGAGAGAATGCAGCAAAGTCAATTGCAAAAGATATTGCGTTAAATCTTGCGCTATCAAAGACACCTATTAGTGGTGCTCTTTCTGCAGCTTCTGGTATGGCAGCAAACCCCATGAAGGAACAGGTATTTAAAAATGTAAACTTTAGAAAATTTACATTTGATTATACTTTTGCACCTCGTACTGCTGCTGAAGCAAGAACTGTTAATAAAATTATAAACACATTTAAACTCCACATGCACCCAGAGTTTAAAGATACTTCAAACTTTGTCTTTATCTATCCATCTGAATTTGACATATCATATTATTCTGGTGGTACTGAGAATTTTAATTTACATCGCCATCCATCTTGCGTACTTGAAAGTATGAATATAAATTATACTCCAAATGGTGCATTCAATACCTTTGAGGGTGGAATGCCAACTCAAATTAATGTCACCTTGTCGTTCATAGAATTGGCAATCTTGACTAAAGCACAAATAGCGAATAATTACTAATGAGTTACTTTAACAATCTCCCAGAAATATATTACAACTTCATGGTGAATGGAGACGATAAACTTTTCATCGTCCGAGATATCACTGCGAATGTAAGACCATTAAAAAACACTCTCGATAATATAACATTGTATGATCTCTATGATATTATTGATGGTGAGACTCCAGAAATTATATCAAACAAATTTTATGGTTCGCCCAAATATCATTGGGCAATAATGATGGCAAACCAGCGTTATGATTATTTAAATGATTTTCCATTACCTTATGAAAGATTAGTTCAATATGGTATTGACAAATATGGCGAAGGTAACATTTATGACACACACCATTACGAGGATGAAAATGGGTTTGTTGTAAATAGTGATTATCCATCAGCAACTCCGATAGATAATATTACATATGAAGAAAGAATTAATGAATCGAAACGAACTATTAAATTAGTTTCCCTTCAGATTATACAACAAATGAATTCTGAATTTGAAAGATTGATGGCATAATTATGTTTGATTTTCTTGGTACTGCATCAAAGGGATTTAGTTCTGATAAAATCAGACAGGCTGGAGACGTCAATGTTGAAAAAATTGAAATAAAATCTCTTGCAAATGGTAAGACATTTAACGTAACAAATCAATTACTAACCATTCAAATATATGAAGATCTATTTGCGCCATTCATGTCTGGCTCTTTAATCTTTAGCGAATCACTTGACTTTGTTGCTAACTTTCCTTTCATTGGAGAAGAAGTAGTAACCATAAGAATTTTTACCCCTGGATTCGACAAGTCACAACCAGCTGATGTAATAAATGCAAGATTTTATATCTACAAAATATCTGATCGTGAGAAGTTAGCAGATAGAAATGTAGTTTATCAACTACACTTTATTGCTGTTGAAGCGGTAACTGATCTGAATACAAAAATTTCAAAAGCATTTGAAGGAAACATTCGTGAGATAGTACCGCAAATTGTTGGTACATGGTTACAGGGTCCACAGCAAGATTTTAAGAAAAATGTAAAATGTACTTTAGTTGCAAATAAAACAAAATACGTTTCTAACTACTGGTCGCCAATTAAAAATATAAATTACCTTGCTGATCGTGCTCTTGATAGTAAAGGTAATCCAACATATATCTTTTTTGAAAATAGATATGGGTTTAATTTTATTTCGTTAGATGAACTAAATGTAAACGGCAATAATGGACCAAAAATGATTTTTTTAAATAATCAAGTGCAGGATGATATAAAACCTGGTGGTGGATCTAGTAGAAATATATTAAAACAATACCAATCTATTAAAGAGTTTGAGATTGTGTCTAGTCAAAACTACATGGACAATGTTATGAGTGGAGCCTATGGTTCTACGATAATGTTTTTTGATATTACTAAAAAGAAATTTAAAAGAATTACATATCAACCGAGTTCTAAGTTTAATCCTAAAGAAACTCATTTAAACCCAACTGCATTGTTTACATC